CCCCGTTGCTTTATCAATTATCTTTTTTAAAAATCTTTTCTCAAACTTATCTCTCGCCTCTTTCTCTATCCTTCTGAATATTGCGGTTTCTCTTTTAACTCTGCCTTGTCCTCGTGTGATGTTAATGTTATTTGCTTTCATATATCCGTCTAAAAATCCCATCTGATAAAAATGAATTAACTCTCTTTGAACTTGTAATGCTTCGTTAAGCTCGTCGCTATCAACTTTCACAACTTTTTTCTTTTTTCGGTTAAACATTATCTTGGGAAATATTTTCTTATTATTTTATTAGCATCTTCTTGGGTAATCTCGTCGATAGTTTTCTCTTTTGGCGGTTCTTGTCCTGCTTGTGATTTTCCACCTAAAGCAAACCTTGCGTATAAGTCTTGTTGTTGTGCTAACATATTCCTCATCTCCTCGAGAGCTTTCTCATTCTTTTCTCGTTCAGATTTTATTTGGAGTATAATCTCCGACGGAGAAAGAATTTTGTCCTTATTTGGAGATGTTTCGGACAACTCCGTCGGAGCATTTGAAGGTTCTTGATTAACATTCTCCATATTGTATTTAAATGTAGATTAATATTTAAATGTTTTTGAATAAAAGATTAACTAAGAACACAATCACCGCCACACCACCAGAATAATAAGCCATACGCCTATCAAAGACATTAATCTTATTCTCAACCTCTTTTAAACGGCTATCGTGTTCCATTATTTTCCCGTTAAGCTGTTTTAAGTGTTCATTAATAGAAACCGCATGAAGTCTTAAATCGGTTAACCGATTAATAATCTCTTTGTGTTCTTTGTCATTAGTCATGCACTACCTGAACTCCTTATATTAGTTATTGCTCCCGCTGTCAATTCCCTTTGTAAAGATAATAAATCTCTGCGTTGCTGTTCTAGTTCTGCCTCTAATAATATCCCTTTCTCTGTAAATCTTGCAAGTGGGCTTTTATTCATAACATGAACTACCCCTGTTAATTCATTGACTAGAAGACCATGCTTTTGTATTGTTCTAAAAACATCTGAATAACTTGCAAAACCGCTTTCATAATCTTTTAATGCGTCTTCTACTGCGTCTTTGCTTAATTTTAACTGTTCTTCGACATCACCTTTAATAGTTATATACTTTCTTATGTTTCTAGGTAATAATTCACCTGCTAAAAATAAAGTCCCTATTGTTGAGCCTCTAATGTTTTCCTTTATTGATTGATTTGCTTTAATCAATTTGTTTGCTATTTTAGGGTGATTTTTTAATAAAGGTGTTACTGCTTGAATTGCTAAATCACCTATACCTTTTTGTTGTCCTGTTAATCCTTCATCTAATTGTTCAGTAAAACTTTGAGATTGTGCTTCTTGGGCTAATTTAATATCCCCTATTGCTTTCTCTTTCTGAACTACACTTTCCGCCGTTACAGGTCTTGCTCTTGGTTCTGATTGTTGAACTTGTTGTTGAAATTGTTGTCTTGGAACATCGGCAGGTCTAAACGCTTCGACTGGTATGCCTCTTTGACTTGCTACTTCTTGGATTTGTGAGGGTCTTGATGTTGGGTCTTGGGCTCTAATGTTTTCTATTTGTTGCCTTGCTTCTTCATTCTTTGCAGGGTCTAATATCTTAATATCTTTCCGTTTTAATTGTTCAATATTTGAAGTTTTTAATCTTCTACCGCTACCTTTTACCATTATGCACCTACTCCCGCCTGTGTTTCATTAGGCTGAAAGTTAAGTCTTGATTGTGCTCCGTCTTTGCTCTCGTCCCCTATTAAGTTCTGCGCTAAACTTGCTGGTTGTGTTAATTCTATCCTCAGGTTTAATTGGTTCCATATTTGCCCCTCGATATAACTTTGTCTTTTCTCTACTAATTGCTCAAAAGTGAGATAACCAATCTTACCCCCGCTTTCAGTGCTTCCACTACTATCGCTTAATAGTTCAGGGCTTCCTATTGTTGAATAAAAGTCTTTTCTAATACTATTCTTTTGTTCCAATAATAACGGGCTTGGATTAATCTGCACAACTTCATAACTTAAAACATTCTCATCATCTGGGACAAAGATAATATTATCCGTTGCTTTTCGCATCGCTTCTTGCATCTTTGATTTAAATTGTTCAATCTTTGTGACGTTGTCAGTCTTTAATTTGAAAATAATTAACGGCTTGGCTTGTCTGTGCATTACTTGCTTTAAGTCTTCAAAGACTTCGCCCCACGCGTTCAAAACATTCTTTAAACTTGGTATTAAACTCGTTCCGTGTATTTGGTCTGCTACTCTATCTAAACAGAAATGCAATATTTCCTCGGGTTTAAACTTCTGTATTGCCGTTGTTTCTCCTAGACGGCTGTGCTGTTCGTATCTTATTATTTGTCCTTGTCCGTTTAAGACATGAGCAATGCTTTGCGGATTAAGTGGTTTTAAGTTTAGTAATTCCCCTGTGTCTGAGTCTCTAATTATTTCAGCATACGCATCTCCACCGATGGACATAGTAATATCCATGTTGTAAAGAATATCTAAAAATGTGTCTTTACCCCAGCCTGTAATATGGTCTAAAATAACGCTTGTTTCTGCGTCTGAACTATAACCCTTTCCAACATTCCACGTCGCTCTTAATAGAATTGCATTTTTTAAATGTGGATTTTCAAGAAAATGTCCAAAATATTCACTCCATTTGTTATTAAACCAAACAGTTTCTTTTTGGCTTGAAATTCCGTCGGTATTTACAGCCGGGACTTTAAAGTCTATGTTTGTGGGTCTTGTATCCCCTACACTTGCGTTTCCAATATCGAAGTTTACCATTTAATTATCCACTCTGAAAGGCATTAACACTTTCATTATACTTGAGAAGTTAGTATCACTTAATAAATCTCTCCCGAGAGGGTCATGATATACGTTAATACTATCATTTGGGTCTTTAACATCTAGCGTCACTGCTAATCTTATCTTTTCCCCTTTCTTTATTGTTGTTTGTGTAGTTTCCATAAATAATAAAATATTTATTTTTTCATTTGCTCCCAACGCATTTCCCGGCGCAGTGTTTCCGTCGAAGTCCACAGTTTTTAAAGAAGTTAATGCTATCGTTGTGTTATCTACTAAGACTTTGAATAATTGAAATTGAAATAAACAATTTACAACATCAGCGTCGTTGTTTCTCCCGGTGCACTGAATAATAGCCAAACCTTTAACTGTTCTCGGTAGATTGAACGCACTCGTATCAAAGTTAAATGTCGTCGCCGCTTGAGTGTTTTGCGTGCTTTGTGTTATATTGCTGTAAATACTTGTAATCGTTACTAATTTTCGTGTAATTGTTCCTAATGCTTCTTCGTCTTGAGCAACTGCATAAAATGTTTCGTAACCAATACCACTCGCTAAGTCTTGAAACTCATAACTTGCAATCGCTGGGTTTGTTTGTCTTGGGATAACTTCAGGTAAAACCATTTATACACTCCTCATAAAGTCTTGAAATTCTTTACCTTTAATAACACCCATTGCTCTTTCATAATCATCTCTTAAAATATTAATCATCGTCGTCGCTTCTCCGTTGTTTGTGTATCCCGACATATCATAATTAATTATTAACATTGCTGCGTATGCACTTGTTGCATCTTCTAAAATTGCTCTTGCATTTGTTGCTATCTGACTATAATTACTTACAAAATCAAATCTTGCAGTCGTGCTAACTATTGCCTCTGCTGCGTCCGCTGCCTTGTGCATAAAAATCCCGCTATTACTTACAGTGCTGTTAACATTCGCCCCCGTTTTTAACAAAATACTATTTGATGTTGTTAATGTGAAACTCATATCTTTTCTGCTAACCTATTAATAGCTTCTGTTAATTTTTTAATTGAGTGCATTATTGCATAATAATCGTCTGTTAAAGTTATGCTTGTGCTTGTTGCTGTTGATGAATAAGTTATCGCGTCTATTGTTTCTGTTTGAACTGCCATGCTAAAAGTAATCAACCCAAAGTTTTAAGCTTTTATCTTGAGCCATAAGCCACGCCATTCTTATTATTGCTTCTCTCGGGTCATTAGATTTTCCCCAAATCCTCATTTTTCCATTTTCATCATACTCATAAAACGCGTTCTTTAGGCTTTCTAATATACTATCGTTCTTAATTAATTTTATTTGTTCATTCTCCATCATTCTCAAAAGGTTTATATACATATCTTCCTTTAGAAGTCTTGCCGTCTTCTTGTTTTCTTCGTCCGTCGTTTTCTTTGCGTTCTGCAAATCAACAACTTTATATCTTAATTCACTCATCTGTCTACACTGGTCAATAACACCGCCCCCCACACCCGCTCCGTCTATTCCCCACTTCGTTACATTATGCTCACTTTGTAATTCTCTTATCCTACTTGATGTCTGTGTTGTTAATTGTTTTTCGTTTTCCTCATAATAGCTCATTTCTGACTTGTCTTGTTCAATCTTGTATCCTATCGCAATCGTTGTTTTATTATTTCCTAATCTCGCAACGTCTACTCCCGCGTATATTTTCCCTTTTCTTTTACTAAATGTATTTTGTATTATACAATTTTGTTCTATTATTTGGTCAGTAAACACTCTCATAACATCATCAAGAAACTGGCCCAAGTATTCTTGTGCAAACTCCTTCGCAGTCATTCTGTTTCTATATTTATCTAAATCTTCGGCTGTGTGTCTCGGACAATCATATGCACTGACATTAAAGACTTTGAAGTTTTGTTCTTCTTTGCTACATTCATAAAAATGTCCAACCTTTCCCGCCGGAGTTCCTAAATAGTCTCTAGTTCCCTTTGTCACACTAATCATCGGCTCTATTGCTGTAAATACTAACTCTGATATTTCCTTACATTCATCTATAAACAAATGATTAACTGTATATCCTCTAATCCCTTCACCCGCTAAACCCAACGCATGACATAAAACCTTACTGTTTCCCTTTGTGTGTTTAAACTCAAACTTATTCTTTGTTGGCTTTCTCTGTGGGTGATGGTCTATCTTCTTCGGGTGTCTTTCCTCTGCAATTAAGAGAGCTTTATAGAAAAGGTTTTGTGCTTGTTTTTCCGTCAATGCTCCTACTAATACAACAACGTTCGGTTTTCTACTAATGTAATCAACAATCTTAATCGCCGCCGCCGCGCTCTTTCCTACTTGTCTTCCCGCAACAACTAGGCAATCTTTATCTTTTGAATTAATGTAGTCTTCTTGCCATGGGTCTAGGCTTTCCCATGGTCTTAAGAGGTTAAACTTTTTTGTGTCTGAAACCATGTTGTTAACAATTCATTTATTAAAGAAGATTTTCCAACATTAGGGTAACCTAAAACACCTACTACCATAGATCCATCTCAGGTTG